TAACACGTCAAAGAGACACAATTTGACACAAACCTAAAACTATGATATATATATTTATTTTAATACCGCTTACTATAGCAGTATATGTATATACCTACAAACTATTAAATAAAGATTAAGCTATGAGTTTTAAAGTAGGTAATAAGTTAGCGGGTAGTCGTAAGGGTGTACCTAATAAAGCTACTAAAGAAATACGCGAGGCTTTTAAATTATTAATAGAGGACAATTTACCCAATATGAAAGTTTGGCTATCTGACGTAGCAGAGGAAGACCCCGAAAGAGCTCTAAATATCTTATTAAAGATGAGCGAGTTTATAGTACCTAAACTACAACGCCAAGAGATAGAGCACGAAATAAGAGACAAGCAAGTAGTAATAAACGTAACTAGTACCGAAGACTAAACAAGTGGAAACCCAAGCCGTAAATATTAAGCTATTCCCTAAACAGTTAAGAGCGCTAAAAGTACTAGAGGACAGTACGACGACCGAGTTACTATATGGCGGTGGTGCGGGCTCTGGCAAAAGCGCTCTAGGGTGCTTATGGCAAATATTCAGACGGCTACAATATGCGGGTACTAGGTCGGTTATAGGTAGGTCGGTTTTAAAGAACTTAAAAGCCACTACCTTAAATACGTTCTTTGAGATGAGCGAGCTAGTAGGGTTAGAGCCTAACGTAGACTTTAGGTATAACGGTCAAGACAGTACTATAACATTTACTAACGGCTCTATAATATATTTAAAGGACTTATTTAAACAACCAAGCGACCCCGAATTTACAAGCCTAGGGGGTTTAGAAATTACTGACGCTTTTATAGATGAGAGCGCAGAGGTAACAGAAAAGGCAGTAGATATACTAAAGAGTAGAATACGTTATAAGCTGACCGAAAATAATCTAATACCTAAAATACTATTAACGTGCAACCCGTCTAAAGGGTGGCTATATACAAAGTACTACCGCCCCGACGTAGAGGGTAAGCTACCCGAGTATATGAAGTTTATCAAAGCGTTAGCTACTGATAACAAATATTTAAGCCCTCACTATATAAGCCAACTAGAAAAGCTAGACCCTCTAACAAAGTCTAGGCTACTATATGGTAATTGGGAATATGCAGACGACGACGCCCTACTATTTAATTATAACGCCCTAGGCGACTTATTTACTAATACCTTTATAGAGGGGGGTAGTAAGTTTATAAGCGTAGACGTTGCCCGTTTAGGTAGCGATAAAAGTATAATTTGTGTATGGAATGGCAAACGCTTAGAGCATATAGTAAAAATAGATAAAAACACTATAACACAATTAGCCCAACGTATTAAAGATATGGCTAACGAGCATAGCGTACCTATGAGTAAAATAGTAATAGACGCGGACGGCGTAGGGGGTGGCGTGGTAGATATGTTAAGCGGGTGCGTATCATTTGTAAACGGGTCGAAAGCCTTAAAGGGTCAGAACTATCAAAACCTTAAAACACAATGCTACTTTAAATTTAGCGAGGACGTAAATAACGGTAGGGTATACATAACTAACACTAAATACCGTAAAGAGATAATAGAAGAGCTTGAGGTAGTTAAACGCGACAAGGTAGACAAGGACACCCAAAAGCTAGCTATAGAGAGCAAAGATATAGTAAAGAGTAAGTTAGGACGTAGCCCCGACTTTGCAGACGCTATTATTATGCGGTGGTGGTACGAGGCTAAAGGTAACTACGGCGACTATGCTATTATTTAATAACTTTTAACTAAAATAACCTTTGTATATATAGAATGAAAAAAGAAGTAATACTAAACGTTCCCCAAAATTGGGGCGAGGTAACGCTAGGTAACTACCAAAAGTACGTAGAGACTAGCGAAAGTAAAGACCCTACCGACGTAATATATAATACTATAAGTAGCTTTTGTAACGTACCTACGGAAGTAGTAAAGCGTTTTAAACTAAAGGACTTAAAAACAGTATATAACAGTTTAAACAAACTAATAAAGGTAGAGCTTAACAAGACCTTAATAAATAAAATAGAGTTAGACGGTGTAACCTATGGTATGCACCCTAACCTTGATAGTATGACTTTCGGCGAGTATGTAGACGTTGAAGAGTTTACCAAAGAAAATATAGGCGGTTTTCACAAAGTACTAGCGGTATTATATAGACCGATAATTGAAGAGGAAAACGGTAAATATAATATAGAGCCGTACGAGGTTAAACACCAAGACAACGCCGAGAAATTTAAGGCGGTTAATATGGACGTAGTAAACGGGCTTACGGTTTTTTTTTACAATTTAGGGAGCAAGTGCTTACTAACTTTTCAAGCCTCTATAGTGGAAACTCAGACCCCGACGGGTCAGACGTCGCCAGAGCCTACGGGTGGTTTGGTATCATAGATAGCCTAGCCAATAACGACGTAAGCAAATACGAAGAAATAACAAAGCTACCATTTAAACAATGTTTACTAAAGCTATGTTATGATATAGACAAAAACAGAGAACTAAAACGCAAGCGTAAAAAAAATGATAACGTACAACGGAATAATAGAGTATTTTAAAGAGGTCGCAAATAAGCATACCCAAATAAATAGCTTTAGCTTTGGCGATATAGACGACGCTGACCTAGAGAAAATAGAAGAGTACCCACTATTGCACGTTGGCGTTACGGGTGCAAATATAGACGAGCGAGTAATAAGCTACGATATTAATATAATGTTAATAGAGATAGTAGACGATAAAGACAAGCGCAAGGATAACGAAAAATACGCCCTATCTAATACGCTCCAAATATTACAAGACTTACAAACTGAATTTTTAAAAGGTAGTAGCATAGTAACACCCGACACAAAGCTAACGGGTAACGCTCTAAGTTGTACCCCTATAACGGGTAACTATAACAACCGCGTAGTAGGGTGGTCTACTGTAATGACTATAGAGGGCGCTAACGAAAGCGAGCCTTGTAATATTCCTTATATGGCTATGTTAAGTTGGGACTATGAGACACCTACCCCGCCTATAGGTAAATTAGTAACGGGCGGGTATACTTGGTATAGCGCTACAGAAAAACAAGAGAGTAACATAGACTACGCTACTAATGAGTATGTAAGAGAATGGCTACCAATAGTAGACGGTAAAAGTTTAGGCACTTTATACGGTAGCGTTAGCTCTGAAAGTAGTATAGATTATCAATTTAAAAATAAGGCTATTAGTATTATAGGTACTGCTCCCGCTATTTTTACTAGTTCACAAAGCGCTTTACTTGTAAATGATATTTATTTTATTAAAATAAACCAAATAACGGGTAGCGTAAATAAAATATTCTCGCTTATATCTAGTACGGGCTACGCTGACTTACTTATAACTAACGGAATTATAGCCATAAAAAACGAGGACGGTACGGCTCTACCTTTTGCGAGCGGGTATATAACGGGACTACAAGCGGGCAACCCAAAACTAAGCGACCAAGACGCTATAATAAGAGATACGCCGTATACTTTTGCTATTAAAATACAAGAGAGTAAAAAAATACGTCTATACTACGGTGGTACTGAATACGCTGAACTAACTACAGTAGGAAATATAACGGGCTCTACGGTAAACCAAATAATAGACGGCGATTTTTCCCCTACTAGCCCTAACGCGCCTAATTTTAACGATTGGACTAAAGGCTCGGCTTGGACTATTAGCGGGGGCTCGGCAAATTGCGACGGCTCAGTAGCGTCAAATATAGAACAAACCGCGCTAGATGTTAATACGTTATATACTGTAAAATTAACAGTTAGTAATATGACTACGGGCGCTTTGTCTGTAAGGCTAGGCGGTACTAACGAAATTACTAACATAACCGCAAACGGTACGTATACAGTAACGGGTACGTCTGACGGCTCGGTATTTAGACTACGCGCTCAAAGTGGGTTTGACGGGTCAGTAGATAATATTATAGTAACCGAGGGTAGTTATGGGTATTTTACACTAGGTAACAGAAACATAAGTAATAGTACAACCAACTTTAACGTACAAGAGGTTATATATACTAACGGTACTATGAGTGATACAACAATAGAACAAACTATAGAATGGCTAAACGCAAAATAGGGGTAATAGATAATAACACTATTGACGCTATGAACTTATACGCCAAAGAGGTAGTAAAAAGAGCAAAGCGTAACCTTAAAATAAAAAAGAAAATAGAGGGCAAGTATAGGGTAACCGATAATACGGGAGCTCTAGCTAAAAGTCTTAGCTATAAATTAGTTAAAGGTACTACGGGTTTAAATATAAAATACTATAGTACTAAGAAATACGCGGAGTTTATAGAAGAGGGGGTACACGGTAGTACGTCTAGTTATATATCGGCTAAAAAAAGTACGTTTAAATTTAAACAACAAAACCTAGCCGAGGGCGTAGTAGAAGAGTGGATAAATACAAAGCCTATAAAACTAAGAGACTTAAAGACTAACCAATTTATAAGCCCTACAGAACAAGCAAAAAAACAAGCATCTTTTTTAATAGGTAGAAGTATAGCTAATAAGGGTATAGCGCCTAGACACTTTTTTAAAGACGCTATAGAAGAAACTAAAAAGCGCTTTGTAATGGACTTAGCGCAAGGTATGATAAAAGACACGTTTAAAACTTTTAAAGATATAGTAGAGTAATGGCAATAACAGAAGAAAATTTTAATAATACCGACTACGCAAAAGCCTCGGGTAAACGTATAATAACTTGCAGTAGCGATAAGATAGGTACGGCTAACGTATTTAATTATAGGTTTTTGTTAGAGGTAGTAATAAATAGTATTACTTACTCGTACACTTTTAGACCTAATAACGAGGGTTACGGCTTTATAAATATTACTAAAATATTACAAACGCACATACAAGACGCGGGCGACGTTCAACAACGTGATACAGTCCCAGAGTTAGCACCAAGTAACTATAGCACCGTACAATTTAGGCAAAATATACACTCTATGCCGCATAAAATATCTGCTACAAACCCTTTTAATAACTCTATAAATGAGCATACTAAAAGGGTAAACTTAAAGCTCTACGATTTTTACGGGGACACCGCAACCGCAGTACCTACTAAGCGAACGGCGGGCTTTGTATCGGGGGGTTTATATGTTATTAGCGGTTACGATAAAGAGACTGATTTAATAAACGTAGACTATAGCGACTACTATTTAAATAATTTTGATAGAAAATATTTAAATAATAACTATCATTTCGACGGTACTAGATATATTATAAATTGTTCGTCTAGTGATTGGGGTACTATTTCTATGTTTCGCCCTACTGCATTTAACAACCAAGACGCTAGATATACTGTAGTAAGATACTATAACTATGCTGGTATAAATTTGCAAAACGAAACTTACTTATCTAATACTAATACCCTCGTAACAGATGGTTTAATAACTACGCTAGGTATATACCCTATGAACTTAGATAAAACGGGTACTACATATACCCCCTCTAGTTTTGGGAATAATTTAGGTTATTACGACGTATACCAAAGTGATGAAATTTACCCCGACGGCGACGAATTAAGCGCTACGTATAGGTTTAAATTAACACACCCAGACGGGGCTTTTGTTTTTCCTTGGACTGCGGACTGCAATAAATACGACCGTCAAAGGTTTGCTTATATTAATGATTTTGGCGTATGGGAATATATTACTTTTACCGAGCTCCGTAGAGATAATATAAGTAGTAGCCCTACAAATATAAAAGGGTCAGTATATAACTACGACGGAAATTTTGAAGACGTAGCAAGTGGCGATATTTATTTTAGAGAGGTAGGGTATACGCCAAACGTGGCACACCGAGGCGAAAAAACAGTATCAACAAACTTTA